AAGATCAGAAAAGCAGCAGAGTACCACAATGCTCCGCCAGGAAAAGTAGAGTTCATGGCTGGTGTGACAAGAGTCACAGATGAAGAATATGCAGAACAAACAGATAGAATGAAAAATGGCTTAATCCCAAGTCAAACAGATATCGGTGCCTGGATGGCAGCAGAAAAAGGATTTAGACAACATGGAAGATAATGAAGCAATAGCAAGAATTGATAATTTAGATAAGTTAGAAAAAAAATCAAAGGTAGATCCATTTATAACAGATGGAGAAATAGTCAAGTCATATGAAGGCTTGCATCAAAATTTTAAAAGAAAGATAACTAGAACTGTAAACAAAGCATTTCAAGGAATTGAAGACACTAAGTCAAAACAACTATTTCCAGAAATGGATATGGTTACAGCCTATGGATTATTTGACGTAGTTCTTCCACCATACAACTTAGACGAACTAGCATATTTTTACGAAAACTCATATGCCAATCATGCTGCAATTAATGCAAAGGTTGCAAACACGGTAGGGCTTGGATACAGTTTTGAAATGACAGATATGACAGTTGCAAAACTAGAAGAGTCAGAATCAGAAGATCAATTGATGAGGGCACAAAGAAAGATTCAAAGAAGCAAGTCTCAAATGACAGACTGGCTAGAAAGTTTAAATGACGAAGATACCTTTACACACGTTCTTGAAAAGGTATACACAGACGTAGAGACCGTTGGTAATGGATATGTTGAAATTGGCCGTAAAGTAAATGGCGACATAGGTTATATTGGACATATTCCAGCAACCACAATTCGTGTACGCCGTATGCGAGATGGCTATATTCAAATCGTAAATCAAAAGGTAGTATATTTTAGAAACTTTCAAGAAAAGAGAACTGGTAATCCTGTAACAAGTGATAATAGACCAAATGAATTAATCCATATTAAAAAGTATTCTCCAAAGAATTCATACTATGGAGTTCCAGACACAGTTTCAGCAGCAACATCTATGGTTGGTAATGAACTAGCCGGTAAATACAATGTTGATTACTTTGAAAATAAGGCTGTTCCTAGATACATAGCATTAGTAAAAGGTGCTAAATTAAGCCCTGAAGCCGAGGATAAGTTCTTTAGATTTATGCAGGCTGGATTACGTGGTCAAAACCATAGAACTTTATACATACCACTTCCTGGAGATGGGCCAGACAATAAAGTAGAATTTAAACTAGAACCAATTGAGAATGGTATTCAAGACGGATCCTTTGAAAAGTACAGAAGATCAAATCGTGATGATATCCTTATGGCTCATCAGGTTCCATACTCAAAAGTAGGTGGGGGTGCAGGAGTTTCTATTGCATCAGCACTGGTAGCAGATAGAACATTTAAGGAACAGGTAGCAAGACCAGCACAAAGAAATCTAGAAAAAACAATGAATAAGATTGTTAAAGAAAAGACTGATATGCTTGCCCTTAAATTCAACGAACTAACATTGACAGATGAACAAACTCAAAGTCAAATAGATGAGAGATATCTGCGTATGCAGGTAATAGTTCCAAATGAAGTTCGTGAAAGACTAGGTTATCCAGTTAGACCTGGGGGCTCAGACCCAATTGTTCTAGGTGCACAAGCCAGAGCAGAACAGGTTGCTCAATCAACTGGAAATCGAAACAGAGATCAACAAAGAACAGATAATGCTTCTGATTCTCCTTCCACCGCAACTGGGCGAAATGCTCAAGGTGAAGGAAGAGTTCAGCAATAATTTGTTATAATATTATAAGTACCCATAAAGACTAATTATAATAGAGGTAGTATGACTAATTTGCATAAAGCATTTTGGCACTCAGAAGACAACAGTATCAAGTTGTCAATGCCAATCGCTAAAGTCGATAAAGAGAAACGAACAGTTTCTGGTTTTGCCACCCTTGACAATATTGACAAGCAGGCAGACATCGTACCAACCGATGTCAGTATTCAAGCGTTTGAAAGATTCCGTGGCAACCTTCGTGAAATGCACATGCCTATTGCCGTGGGTAGAGTAATATCATTCAAATCAGATAAATTTTATAACAAGGAAGAAGACAAATTTTATAATGGAGTATTTGTAAATGCATACATATCAAAAGGTGCCCAAGATACCTGGGAAAAAGTTCTTGATGGCACTCTTTCTGGCTTTTCTATTGGTGGTAGCATTAAAGAATCTGAAGAAATGTATGACGCCCAGATGGATAAAGCAATTAGGGTTATTAAGGAATATGACCTACATGAACTCTCATTAGTAGATAATCCTGCTAATCAATTTGCAAATATTGTATCAATTGAAAAAATAGCAGACGGAACAAATAGAATAGATGGCATTATTAGTAAAGTAGATCTTGAAAATGTTTACTGGTGTGAATCAGATTCCCTAGTAAGAGTTTCTCAAGAAGAAGATTCTGCCTGCCCATCATGCGAAAAACACATGATAAATATAGGCTTTGTAGAATCAAACGATACTGAAAAGAATTCTGTGATAAAAGGTTTACTTAAATCACAGAAAATTGGACTTGGTAATAAAATAACCAAGGCTGAAAATCCTAATAAGGAGGGGAATAATATGGCAGAAGAAAATGTAGAAGTAGCACCAGCAACAGAAGAAGTTGTTGAAACACCAGCCGCGGACGCACCAGCAGTAACTGAAGAAGTTGCAGCAGATGCACCAGCAGTAACTGAAGAAGTTGCAGCAGAAGTACCAGCCGCTGAAGAAGTTGCTACCGAAGAAAACATTGAAAAATCTGATAGTGCACAAGAAGCACCAGCAGAAGTACCAGCCGCAGATGCACCAGCAGAAGCAGCAGATGCTCCTGCAGAAGTAGCGGAAGATGCACCAGTAGAAGATACCGCCACTCCCGCCGAAGATAGCGAAGACGCAGAATTGGCAAAGGCTGTAGATACAGTACAAGAATCTATTGACGAGGTTCAAAATACAGTTGCTTCAGCACTTGGAGACTTGGTGGCAACAGTTAAGTCACTTAATCAGAAGATGGCAGAACTACAAAAAAGCATTGCTTCCACAAAAGAGGAAATTGTAGGAGTAAAAAGTAATGTTGAAGAGTTTGGAAAGCGTGTTGATTCACTAGAAGATGATACCGCTATCCGTAAGTCTGGCGACCTCGGCGGGGTCGTTCAGGAAACACAAATAAGAAAAGGATCGATGTGGGGCGGGCGTTTCCTCAATTCCGCTGACCTATATCGTTAATTCACTGGGAGGTGAAAATATTATGGCAGATGAAATTTTAGAAAAGGCTGCAAGTACAGGATCTATCGTTTCTGGTGGAATTGGTGGTGTAACAACCCCAGCCGCAGGAGACCTTGGTGTCGCAGGTGCCGCTGGTAATGATGGCGGTATTCTTGCTCCTGAACAATCACGCCAATTTATCGAATACATATTCGAACAACAAGTTCTTGCAAGAGATGGCCGCAGAGTAACAATGCGTACAAACGCTTCAGAACTTGAAAAACTAAACGTAGGCGAACGTGTAATCCGTGCCGCTGCACAAGCAGATGCAACTTACACAAACGCTGGCGTAACTTTCACAAAGGTTGAACTTTCAACAAAAAAGATTCGTCTTGATTGGGAAGTATCAACAGAAGCAATCGAAGATAACCTAGAAGGAACAGGTTTAGAAGACCATTTAGTACGTACCATGACACGTGCGTTTGCAAACGATTTAGAAGATCTTGCAATCAACGGAACAGGTACAGGCTCAAATGCATTCTTGAACATCCTTCAAGGATTCACAGCAAAAGAAAACACTTCAACAAACACTGCAGCGTTCGGCACAAACATCGAAAACTTACAAGCACTCGTGCTTGCAATGCCTCGTAAATACCGTGCTTCACGTTCAGCAATGAAGTTTTATGCAGATACACAAACAGTATCTAACATCATCAATGGCCTTGGCTCATCAGGCAATTTAAACAGCGAAAGAATCGTTGAAAGAATTGTTGCTGGTCAAGAACCACAAATACTTGGTGCTCCAATACAGTACCGCGTATTAGGTCTTCCTTTACTGGAAGTACCTTTGATGCCTGCAAACCGTGTAACTTTGACATTCCCTGAAAATAGAATTTGGGGTTTTCAAAGAGACATCACAGTTCATCGCGAATTCCAACCTAAGAAAGATACAGTAGAATATACTGTGTTCTTACGTTTCGGCGTTCAAATCGAAGAAACTGATGCAATAGCACGTACAGCATA